GTTGCGCGGCGGACGTCCGCTGCCCCGCTTTCTTCGCGCATTGGCCGGGGCGTCCCATGCGCGGCCTAGCTGTATGCCAGGGCTGCCCAGCTGTCTGCCAGGGCTGCCCAGTTGTCTGCCTAGTTGTTGGCCGGGTTTGGGCCGCTTTTGCAGCCTGGGAAGGCGCGACTGAGTCGTCTTCTTCCCCTTCTATGCGCAAGGATGCATAGGTATTCTTATTTCCATGTGCTTGTTTCTTGTGAGAAGCCATATGGGGTGTTACCAGTTTAACGTCCTGGCGTGACGGTGAGACTGGGGTCCATCCCCTCTGGTGCGTCTCAACACCAGAGTTCGTCGTGTGAGTTCGGTTCAAGTCCGTATCCGTGTCCTTTGTGGAGGACGATCCATTTTTGCCCTTTGTGGAGGACGGTCCGTTTTTTGCTGTGCCAGGAATTGTTTATGCCTGATGTTTTGACACGTTGGTGCACTGCCGCACCCTTAAAGTCCAGACTAGAGTTGGGTTGCTCACCCTCTCCGACTTCGTTCTACAATTTGGGACTGTGCCCCTAGGTTGTAGCTCCCTAGACGTAATCTGATAGACTATGGGAGCGTGTCTCACCCCTTGCCCATCATCATACCCCGTCATACACCAATCCTGCCTTCCGACAATTAACGATGATTCGTCAACTGCCACACAAGTACTTTAGTGGCTTCGCATCACGCTCCGCCTTTTTCGGTCACTTCAATGATTACTTCTTCTCAATTGTTTGTCCAATAGTCATCAAGCCGTAGCGATGACACCCCCGAAAGGGCGAGGCTCAAACAAAAGATTCGTTACAATAAACTGCAGAACAGTAAACTGTTGGAGGAATCACACCTCCTTCACCTAGGTAACTATAACTCTAGTTCTCATGCTTCTCAAGCAAGCTAGCAAGACGTAACCCAACAAAGTGGGCTATGCAGACATAAGAAACAAGGGGTATGCAATCCCCCAAGTTAATTCCAAATGATAAGAGTTGAAGAATCTATAAATTTCTTCAACAATGGGTGAGTTTCAAGTCTTCCCAGGACGTGGCGCTATAATAGCTTGAACGGTTCAGTTCAATCAGCTATCACAACACTAATTAGATTTTTTCTATGGCGCACACAGTATATTAAATTTTCAATTTTTATTTTTATATGGAAAATACTTGTATTGCTTTCCGTTAAAACTTTTGGCGATACATCGAAACAAGCAACGCAAGTCATGCTATTATACGACTATATAGGGGTTATAAAAAAACAATGGGGGGGTCGGGGGACGTGTCCATGGGGACACATTCCCCTCCCGGGGGGACGGAGATACATCCCCATCCGGGGGGGTCGGGCGACGTATCCATGGGGACATATTCCCCTCCCGGGGGAGGGCGGTGGGAGGGACCCCACGTAGACAAACTAGTGATGGTGGTGTGGACGGTGGTGGTGGTACACACGACGCCACATTTCACCATGGTGGGGGGGGTGGCTGACCAGCAGCTCTTGCGATTGGTCTGTTAAAGGGCCGACTGGCAGCTCAGTTAACAAGACAACTGATGGTGGCAATGATTGGTGTGCGCGTAGTAGTTGGCAAGGTGGTTCTTCTATCTCGATAAGAACAACTAGATTTTTTTCTATAGGCACATACAGTATATTAAATTTTCAATTTTTATTTTTGTATTTTCCTAACTACAATTGCTTTTATTAAAAGTAATACAATGGATTGCTTTTAATAATCGTAACACTGTTTTGGATTTAGTTATAGGGTATGTATAGTTAGGTTGATTTACGCATATGTTCAAGCATCTTTTTCGCCCTAATAAAGACCCACCCATTGATACTATTATCTTGTAGAATATTAACAAGTTCTTTCATTCTTCCACGTATTTGTTCAGAAACATAAGGAAAAGTATCAGTTATATTACGTATTTCGCCATATACTGGACAAGTAATATATTCTCTCAATTCCTTAATTTCATTGTCTACTTGAGTGGGTTGGACAATATACATATATTTGCCATCTTTTACAACAGAATGTGAATATTCTTCATCATCATAAATAGGTTTTAATGTTGCCCATAACTGATTTGGTAATTGAGCCAAAGTTACTTTAAAACGGTCATATAGATAAATCTTTTTCTTATGTACATTACCTTGATCATCGCTAAAATCACGAAATTTATATGTAACTTGTGGAATAACTAACTGCCATCCTTCAGCTAGTTCTTTTTGTGAAAGTGGATTTACCATATATTCCATATATCTTTCATTCTTTTGGTCGTCTACGGTTATATTATTAATATCCAAACTAGATCTTTCAAACCGTGCTTTAAACGAACCATAATTTGCTTTAGTTGTTGTCATTAATGAATATATAATTTTACTTTTAAATAAAATTGATATAAAAAATATCTACTTATATAGTTAGTGATAGTAGAATGGAAACTTTTTCAGAAAAAACTCCAAGTATCCAAGAAATTTTAAAATGGTCTCATAGTAAAAGAATGAACCCTCGCACGAATAGAAAAATAAAAAACAAAGGAAGAATTTATACTCTATTACAAAAAAAATATGACGAGTATTTTCCTAATAATTACACTTATTTAGATTCAGTAGAAAATAAAGACCCTGTTTCATTACAAGACATTTGGTTAATGAAAGATAACACAAAAGTATTTGTATATCATGAACCAAATAATTTAATTATGTATAAAGATGATAATAATTTAGTTCATTGTTTTGAAAAAGAAACAATTCAATATCTAAAACACCATAAAATAAACCAACATCCAATTACATTTGATACCATACCAAGATATGTATTTCAACAAGTCGAAGAAAAAGAGATTGTTGTTGAAAAAACAATAAAACAACGTTCATTAGAAGTTTTTCAAATATTTACTAACATATCGATTTTTATAGATTATGAAGACTTTTTACAACTCAATCAAAATGCTTTAGACAAGTTATATTATGAAACACATGATTTTTATGTAGAAAATATTATCAGTGATGTAAAAATAAAAATAGAGAAAAAAGCAAATGAACAAAATAAAAGTATATATGCTTTATCATCTCCTGAATTTGTGGACTTGAGTTTAGAAGAAAAACAAAATTATATATTGGATAGTTTTGAAAGTTTATTAGAATATAAAGAGGATAATATTAATTATATGGCTAATTATATTATACTCGGCGGATTAGGTTTAGTTATTCCGAGTATTCGCAATGAATATCCTGATTTTTCATTTCAGTTTTTAAGTTAAATTTAAAAATATTTTTTATTTAAGGTTATAATATGGGTAATAGAAGTTCACGTATAACCCCAATTAATACTGAGTGCCCAATCTGTTATGATATATCAACAGATATGATATTATTAGATTGTGGTCATTGTTTTGACCATTATTGTTTACAACGTTCATGTATTGAATATATTAATAATAATAAATCTCAAACATGTCCATTATGTCGTACATTGATCAATATAAAAAAATTAAAACAAATATATGATACATGGTTAATAGAAAGTATTCAACCTAGCGATTGGATACAATATAATACTATTGATATACATCGAAATTTAAAAATTGTTAAATATAATAAAATAACAATGGAAAATACCCAATTTGGATTCCCATATGATATAATTATACCTTATTATCGTCATAAAAGTTTTGACAAGCCCTTATTTTTCCATTCTCCTCTGATTTACCATATTGAACAAGTTGATAATAATCATTTTAATTGTTTGTATGATGATGAAATAAATAGTAAATTTATATGTTCTATTGATTGTTTAATTTATGATAGCAAGCATTGGGAATTATTTTTAAATACAAATTTTGGTACTGTTAAAGATAGTAGGACAAATTTAGGTTTACAAATCCAATTTAGTAAAATAAAAATTAGATTCTTAATAAAGAGCTATAAAAATATTATCGTATATAATGAACAAGAAGGGACTTTCAAAAAGGGTTTCTATCTTATGCCTCAAAAATGTATATGTTTATTTAGAACGTATTTAATAGAAAAAACAAATGAACTTTATTTAATTAATGAATTATATGGAATATTATATAAATAATTTTGATTAAAAATTATTTATATGTGACAACGACTGTTTTAATTTTTCAACATTACATATCCACTAATTATTGTGATTAAAATTATAACAATTATAATTATACTTATCATAACTTTATTAGATGAATCTTTAAGAGCAACGATAGGTGATTCAGGTAAACTAGGTTTAGGTGCAAGTTCTAATCGACATGCTTCGATAGTTGAACACACTGGTTCTTTATTTAATTTCTCTCTAATTAATTGTTGTAAAATTTGTAATTCAAGTTGGTTACATGATTCGACATCATTACAATCCTTATTAATTCTTGTATTATATTGCTGTCCATATTTATTTAATAGTTCATTTGCTCTTATTTCGCTATTATAAAAATCTATTTCTAATTCTAATTCAGTTTTATAATAATTAATTTGTTGGCTTAATTTATTTGGTAAACTGATATAATCTCCTAAAATAATATTATTAAAAATAGGATTTGATGAAGGTAATTCTATTAATTGTGGTATAGTATAATTTACAATATCATAAATCTTTTGTTCTTCATCAGCAATAGTATTAGCTATTAAATTTTTAGTATTTCTAATTAATCCAATAATTGCTCCATTAAAAGAAATATTTCTATACTTCTTTCTTGTTTCTAATGTTTCATTATCCAAATTATTTTTTATTATGGTATATTCATTATATATTTTTTCTATAGTTTCTTTAATACTTAATTTCTTAATTTTTTCTCCAGTTAAGTCAGTACTCGAATCATATAATACTTTATACACTTTTGTACTTCCATCTAATTCTTCTGTTAAAACAATAATTTCTGTATCAGGGTTAATTTCTCTTAACTCTGTTAATATTACGTTAATAATAGTACCAACAGGAGTAGTTTCATTTTTACCAAGTGATAGTTTACTTTCAGAATAACTACCATCGATATTTTTATATTGAATACTTCGAGAAATTGGACCTATTTCTTTATCTTGATTAGATGATTTAAATGATGTATTATTATCATAAAAATAAGTAATTTGATATGTTTCTTCTACATTATCTAAATATTCTTTATAATTGTAATTCCTATAGTTATTATTAAAACCTTCTATATTATCTGAATTAGGATTAACAGTAACTGTATTTATTTTAGTTACAGTGAAAGGTAAATTATTCATAGTTAACATTCCATTCTTAATAATGGGATAAATATTTGTTACTTGACGATTAACTTTTATTCTAAAATTACCAACTCGTTGAAAGTTAATATCATATTTATAAACATTACTAACTCCTTTATTAAAAATATTAAATACAGTTGAACTATTATGATTTACAGTATTATTAGCACGGTCATTGATAACTAGTTCGTTATTAAATTTAGATCCTGGATAATTAATAACAGGAGATATTTCAAGTATAGTTTGTTCACTTTCCTTATCACTAATAACAATATAATCTATATCTAAATTAGAAATATGAGTTATAAACGTATTAATATTCCGTTTCTTTTCTTCTTCTAAACTAACTAAATTCTGAACATCAACACTAAACCACATAAACAAATTTGTTTTATCAGAGATTGCGAATTTTTTAGATATACCTGATAATGATGTAATATATTGTGTACTAGTTTCAAAATATTCTGATATGATATTTGTAAGTTTGTTTTCAATAGTAATTTCTTTAGTGCGATCATTTTGTGGTTGATTATTTATAATATTTCTTCTAATTGTAAAACGTAAATTAAATGAAACAACTGGTTTAATTTCTATCTTACCAATATCACTTTTCCAATAATCATTCTTTCCAATAACCTTATTAGCATATTGTGTAATTAAATCTAAATCTGCTTCTTCAGAATTTGTTTTCAACGCCATATTTTGATAAAAATTCCATCTATTATTATGTAATTTTAATACTATACTATTATCGTCAGCTCTATATAGATATCTATCATCTTCTTCCATTGTTATTAATTTAATATTTCCCATATATGGTGCAATTTGAAATTTTTTAACTTTTTGTCTATATAGTTCACCCATATTATCATTTATAGTTTGAATATTTACCATAGTCCATTCCTTATCGCCACTTGTTTTATGTAAATATGATGGTAATAAACTATCTAATATACCATCCAAGTTACTTTGTTTGATAATTAGTTTTTCTCCTTCATTTCCAATAAAATTATCATAAGATATATTACTAGCACCAACCAAGTTGTTTCCTTTTATCAATAAATATCTATATAAACAAGGTGAATAAATAAGTAAACCACGTTGCAGTTTCTTGATTTTAGATAGTAATCCTGATAATACAAGACTTTTAGGTTTGTCAATTAAATCATCTAGTTCTTGTGATTGACCAGGTAGTTCTTGATAAACATCATCATCCTCATGCCAATCTACGATTTCTTCTGCGAAATCACCTAAAATAAGATAAGGTGTAAGAGTATCATTTTCATACATAAATTTACCCCTACCTGTAATTACATCAGAACTATTACCTGTTGTTTCATATAAATAAAAATGGTTTACAATATTGCTACTATTCATTACATTAGTATTAAAGAAGCGAGTACCGGTTTCAAATAAACTGGTTCCACCATGAGAAATAATACCAATATTACTTTCTACATTTGTTCCATCAATTTGAGCTTCAACAGACCAAGAATAATCTGGTATATTCGTAATATATGTTTGAAAATTATTAATAATATCATTTTGATTATGTGTAGGATTAATCACATTATTATATTCGTTTTTATTAATAAAAGCTTCAAGTTGTTGTCTTTGTTCACTTGGTGAAATAGTTTGTAAATATAAGCTATATATATATATATTTCTCATAGTTTTATCTATACACATTTCTTCATTATCCCCTTCAGTATTGCTATCTTGATTATATGCAAATTTACGTGAAGATAACCTTGCAATTGGCAAACCCGATGATATATGATGTATCATAAAAGCAGAATTATTGGTACCTTCATATATTTTTAATTCTAAAATAATATCTTTATTTATTGTACTCGTATAAAGAACGCGCTCACTATCCGCTTCAGTAATATGTTTTTTATAATAACCATTTATATTAGAAAATATATCATAATCTAGTGAACCATTACCTTTTATATTAACATTAAAACCAGATAAAAATAATCCAGCATTTATGCCACCAGGACAATTAGAATAGCTTTGTTTTCCTGTTTGCGGAGTAATAAAAAATTGTCTAACATTACCAATATTACCACAAACATTATTTTGTAAAATACTTCCAATGTTAATATTATCTGCATTTACATTATTAAATTGAATAGTATTAATACATGTAGTTTCTGAACCCTCTCTACTTTCAACATAATATGGAGGTTGTTCGGTTCCTTTTTGCGTTAAAACCTTATCTTTACATAATTTATCATTTTCGTATGGTTTAACATCTTTCTCTTTAAGACCCATACCGTCAAGTTTAATAGAATATTTAGAACCATTATTTGGCCAATCTTCATCGGCTGTAGATAGATTTCTATACATATTAACTCTTAAATTTTGTCTATAATTACATTTTTCTCTTTGTTCTCGTAATAACTTGATAACTTGTCGTGTATTTTTATCAGTACGCGACACACGCAGCCCAAAATTATCCCATTTTTGTTTAAATTGTTCGCATTGAGATGGAGTCATCCACTCTCCTTTTACATCTGTGATTTCTAAAATTTCATTATAATTTGTTAAAAATTTAGCTTCCCATTGTAAACAATTACGAGCTTCATTTATTAACCAGTCTTCATTATCATTTGGATTATTTAATATTTCTATTAAATAATTATAATTGCCATCATCTCCCTCTTCTGTCTTGATATTACATTTAGTTGACGGAAAGGTATTAAAATTCTTACCATATACAGAATTAGCACATGCACACACAGGTTCTCCTGTATATACAACTTTGTCTGAATATAAATCTGTTTTATAAAAATTTTCATTTCTATAAATATAATTAATAATAATCATATTTCGCATTTTAATATATGTCGGTTTAACATTATTTGTATTCTTAGCTATATTTATAAAATCACGGTGATCAAAAATACCAAGAGCTCCGTCTTTATTTAATTTATTATAATATTTTCCATTTGGTGCGCTCCAAAGTTCTAGATTACGTATATCAATATTAATATTTAATTTGGTACCATTTATATCATATTCAGTGGTTTCAGAACCCATTTGAAGAAATTTACAATAGTAATCATTATTTGTCAATATATTTTCTTCAAGTACAATTTGTTTTAAAATAGCTTTATCTTTTTCGATATTTACTTTACTTTTTTCTAATTTATCTTTTGAATTTTTATAACATCTTTTAGCCGAACTTAAAGTAAACTTACCCATGTCCATAATTACACATTTATTATCATATAATTGTTTCGCACAAATATCTTTTACATCTTCGGTGCAAGATATTTCGGTTGGATTATATAAATCTCTTTGAATTTGGGTAATAGTGTTACCATTATTATCAACATTGTTATATTGATAATCTTCCCCTTTTTTACCTTTTGGTTCGATTTCATTTATTCTTAAAGGTATATCAAATGTTTGAATTTTAGATGTAGGTTTTATATTACCTTCTGATGCATTATCATGGTAAATAAAATCTGGAACAATATTAGTAATACCAGGTAAGGCTAAATTTATATATTCGCCTTTTTTCATACTCATGTCTCCTTCTGGGCCATCTGCTTTTGTTGATACCCTACAGAACATTTTTCTACGATTAACATCTATTTCTCGTCCATTTATAGTTTGTTTAGAGTTCATTAAAATATCATGAATTTTTTTTCTTAATAATGGAGCATCTTCTTCATTAATAGGTCTATATATTTCTGTTCCCGTTCTTTCTTCGGATAATATATTTCCCATATATATATATATATATATAAAACAATTTAAGTAATGTTTTTATATATTTTTTAAATTTCAAATATATATATATATATATATGAAACAAGAATTACAAAATATAAAAGAATTTTTTAGTATTGGGGGTGACACTGAAGTAAATATAAGTGCCAAAGAGAAAAGTAGATTTGATACAAATACAAATATTACCAATGAACAAGTAAATGAATTTATGAATGAATTTGTAAGTGATGTTGTGAATGATCTTCAAATTTCATCTTCTAATATATCTAATTTATCTGCCATTGCTAGTAATGTAATTAAATTACATGATATCAAATGCGATAATATAAATTTATCCAATATTACTCAAAGTAATGACGTTATTGTTAATGCACAAACTACTATTACTAATGAAGCTGAAACAATAATAGATAATGCTATAGAACAATCTGTTAAAAGACGGATTGAAAAAAATGTTCCAAAAAATATGATTAATGATGTATTAGATAGAAACAATCAAGCAATGGCAACATTTTTAAAAGATGCTGGTATTGATATGAATCAATTAAAAAATCTGGCAGCTGCAACAGTTGCTGGTGCATCTTCATCTGGGATTGGAAATGATGTTGAAGTTAACATATCAAGAGAAAAAGATACTGCTATGCGGAATATATTAGGTATTAGTAATGAACAAATTAATAAAAGTGTTAGTAAAACATCAAATTCAATGATTACTGAAATAAAAAAAAGTTTAGATAATGTTACCAATACTGTTGTCAATGCTGAAAATAAAATCGAGTTGTCTAAATTTACATGTGGACAATTAAGTATGGACCAAATCCTACAAAAAAATAGACTAGATATTAAAGTTAAAAATGAATTACGTAACAAAGACAATACTTCAATAAAACAAAGTTTTAAAACAAATATAGATGAAACTTTTAAATCATTATATCAAGATATGAAAACTGATTACGCGAAAGGACCACCACTAGGCGTGGATGGAGATAAATGGGACAAATTAATGGGAGCAAGATTAAGTAATTTAGAAGCAATAGAAGCAGGTCTTTATATGGCTATTATTAAACCTTATGAAGATAGATTACAAACACAAGAAAATGAAAATGCTGAATTTGAAGGAAGAGAACCGGAAAATATGAGACCTATAACAACAAAGTTACAAGAAAATGTTAATAATTTATTAGGTAAAGAAGATTATCAATTAAAAACAGAAGAAGAAATGAAAAAAGAATCCGACGAGACAGATGAGACAGATGAGACCGGAGAGACAGAAGAAACAGGTGAGACAGAAGAAACAGGTGAGACAGATGATGTAGATGAGACGAAGAAAACTAATGAAATTATTAAATTACTTGAACCACCTTATTTATATATAACATTGGGAATTACAATTATAGTGATTTTAATTATAATCAAGATTATAATTGGTTTATTTTAAAGGGATATCGCGTAATTAAAATCAATCGATAAGATTTATTTTAATTTATAAATTTATAATTACAATTAATATAATTATCTTGGTTATATAGATAGATAATCAAGTTATTATTAGAGATAATAACTATATTATCAATTAATTCTGTAAATTTTTTTTTCATAACTATTTTGCAAGTAGGATCATTAAAATCAAATATAGTAAATTTGATTTTATCTATATTATTATCAACCATATCATCGGTATTAAATAGTTGACCTTCTCGTGAATTTTTAATTCTACGAATAGTTGTTGTCTCATCGCTTTTAATTTCAATTTCAAAAATATAAAATATAGAATCATATTGTGATAAATTGCATACTTTATTTACATTTTTTGAATAATTAAGTGCCATATATAATTATTATATATTTTTTTTAATAATTAGGTGGTGTTATGAATAGTCTATTATCATCTATACCTTTTACGTAACAGCAACTATCTATAAGGTTAAGATCATTTTTATTGAATTCAATATACAATTCATCTGTTTTATAAGTATAATCTTCAAATTCATCTAATTCATCTAATTCATCTAATTTAAGGTCACCTTCAATAGTAAATTGTTGTTTTAAAAGACCTATATCTTTAGTTACCACTAATATAAAATGAGAAATGGTATTAAAATTAATTTTATCATTAATTTGTATCAATCTAGTATATTTTTTATTTGTTATTTTATTAAATGTTTTTTTTGAATTATTTTTGAAAAAAATATCTAATTGATAAACATAGTTTGTAGAATCAAAATATGGGTTATGAATCCCAATCTTACTATTATAAATATTAATTGGATTGGACATTATCTATAATTAATAAATATTTTTAATTTTAAATAAAAACTAATATTATTTTTCCCAATAGAGTTATATGGAACATTTTAACATATTATGTCATATCGTAGGGCTAGACCCAATAGCGAAAACGGAATTATTAAATACATTAAATCATAAAACATATCATATTTTAGATCTTGATACATTAAATCAAGATATATTCGATAATCCTGATATGAAAAAATTATTTAATCAATATCAGATGTTTAAAAATACACGTAATGATAAATATAAAGAAATAGATAGAAAAATGACATATTTTTGGGAAAAGAATATGATAGATTTAATTGAACAGAATATACCAGGAAAGAAAAAAACAGTTATAATAGGATATAATAATCACTTTCGTAATATTTCTAAAAAAGTTGATATTCAGACTAACAATCGTTTTTTAGTTAATGTATCTAATAAAACTATTAGAAATATTATTGGATATAATATTGATAAATATAGAGATGATATTATACACGGTGTATATCCCCTTGAAAATATAGATTTTACCTATTTATTAAAAACAAAAAAAAAGATAAACGAACACTATACCAAAACTGGGTATTTATTAAAAACAACTGACCAGATAATTAAAATACTTGATTTATCTAGTAAACAAAAAAAAGGGTCGGGTTTATGGATTGGTATGATACAACCTTATAATATAGCATCTAAAATTTATCCTAAAAAAAATGACAAGATATTTGCATATACTGAACCTATTCACGCTTTATTGGGGTCTTTTAAATGGACCGATACTGAATTAGTTAAAAAATATAAAGGCGATAGTATTAGATTAATACAAAAAACCGATGATTGTTTAGAGCGACTCAAACAAAAAAGATTTCTATATTATGTTGATGACTCTAATTTTATTCCACATGAAAAAGGTAATAACGTAAAGTTCTTTTCACAAGTACCAGTTACTATCCTAGAAAAAGAAAAAATAGATAATGTTTATACAAAGTTTAAAAACTTGGGATTATTTAGTTAAAACAATTAAACAATTGACTTTGTAATATGATAATGTCTTTAAACAGTGCTGAGAATGATGTAGTATTAAAATCGTTAAAAACGGCTAATACGGAAGATTTTAATGTTCTTTTAATAAAACCATGTAGTATAACAACATATCAATGGGACCATCCAGACTATATTCATACATTATTAACACAAGATTTTTGTTCAATTCATACTATGCCTAGTGATCCTGTTAAATATTTAGAAAAAATAGCAGAATTATTAAATGTTAACGATTGTGAATCTCCATATATTGAACCTCATATAATTGGTTCTAATAAAAATGAAACATATGAAATATTATATTTAGATTATACAGATAAAGAAAAAGAAGAATTTGCAAAAGATAAAGATAAATACTTGAATCAATTAGCTCAATTATTTGATTTACAAGAAAAATTAATATTTGGGTGTGCTATAATTCAAAAATTAAATATCCCTGTTGTATCAACCGATATGAAATATGAAAATCTTACGATAAAAGATTTAGAAAAAATGATGCGAGATCGAGTTTATACAAAAGTAGTTATTTATGAAGATGATACTTATCGTGAAGAAGAAATTATTGGTCCATTAGATATATATGCTGATAAATTTTTTGAGGAAGATAAATCAAATTATAAAAAATTTCAAATTCCATTCTTAAAACATAACTTAAATATATGGTACGTTGCTAATGAATTTGGTGAATCTGGTGTATGTGGTAAATTATTAGCTGATAGTTGTAAGATAGAAAAATGTTTATTTTTTACCATGGTAACAGATACTATACGCGGTAGTCTTACTTTAGAAGAAGTGGAAAAAATACTTTATTTATCTAAAGAGTTAACAGATTATACTACCCAGGAAGATATTGAACGAGAAGAGAAAGATGAAATTGGTAGAATTATTATTAAAAATAAATACCGTATTCTAGAAATGGCATATCAACATCATAAAAAATAGTTTAACGATATTTTTTATATAAACTAATTTATATGAATCCAAACAATATGAATTCCAATATGGGTGCACCAAATAATCAAATGAATATACCAACAATTGTTGGTAATATTGAACGTAATATAGACACATATGGTAATATGAATTCTCAAAATTATATACCAATCGAACAACCTATTCAACAACAAAACATGACATATAACCCTAATATGCCCCCACAACAATATAATAATACGAATCCCAATATGAACCCCAATATGAACCCCAATATGAACCCCAATATGAACCCCAGACAACCCCCAATGAATCATAATTCTTATATTCCACAAAATAATCAAATGGTTAATACCATAGAACATTTAGATGCACCAAGACCTGGATTTTTTAAAAGAAATTTAGGACTAGTAAAACAATTATTAATATATACTATTTTATTTATTATTTTTAGTCATTGTAAAATGACTGAATTATTATGTAATAGAATATCTATCTTAGATACAACAGATTCTAATATACCTTGTATAGCTTTCAAAGGTTTATTAATGGGCATAGTAATTATAATTTTACGTAAATTAACAAATTTGTAGAAAACTAAATAAAAATTGATTTGTAGTTAGGAAAATACTTGTATTTTCCTAATCTCACAAAGCAATGCAATCAGGATTGCATTGCACTTATTAACCATTATTATATTATTACAAGTCAAGTATCGTGCAATAATATAAATGTCATAAAAGCAACGCTTTTATTATTAATAAAAACAAAGTTTTTATGAGTGTTAATAAAAATTGATAATTATATTTATTAGTAATTCAATTGCTAATAAATATAACTAATAAAAATGCTTATATCAATTGAAGGAAACATAGGATCTGGTAAATCTACTATAATTGAATTTCTTAAAAATCATTCTACTGATATTGTATTTGTAGACGAGCCTGTTAAGGAATGGACTAATATTACAGATGATAGTGGTACTAATGCCTTACAATTATTCTATGAAGACCAAAAGGAAAATTCATTTTGGTTCCAAATTTTAGCTTATATTACTAGACTACGAAATTTATTTGATACTATAAAAAATAATCCAGATAAAATTATTATTTGTGAACGTAGCATTTATACTGATAAGAATGTATTTGCTAGTATGCTTTATGAATCTGGTATGATTAAACAAATTGAATGGAAAACTTATTTATATTGGTTTGATACTTTTAAGGAACAAACTAAACTAGATTTAATATTATATGTTAATACTAATCCAGAAGAATGTTTAGCCCGTATTAATAAAAGAAATCGGATTGAAGAACAAAATAAAATATCCTTAGAATATTTACAAAATTGTAATAACAAACATAATGAATGGATTAATACAACCGATACTAAAATAATAAATATAGATGGTCATGAATCATTAGATAATATTTATCGGTTTGTAAAAAAAATAGCAACCAATCTACAAACTTAATAACAACTACATTATTATAATCCGGTAGAACCAAATCCTTCTTCCCCACGTTGGGAACTGGGTAATTCATTTACTATTTCTATTTTAAATGGTGATAAATCTGGTGCACATATTTGAAACAATCTAATACCTTCATCAATTTTATAATTTGGTTCATTAGTAATAAACGGAAGATATCTAACCTTTGCCATAATATTACCACGATATCCAGCATCGATAATACCCACATGATTAGCTAACATTAAAGGATGTTTACTTAGAGAAGATCTTGGATATAAATAATATCCAGTTAATTCATTCGTCGTAGTATCAATCATTGCACAACATATTTGAAAATTAATGGTCCCAATATTAGTTGAATTAACATAAATACTATCTGGACAAACTAGATCGAACCCCGAATCATTATGATAGTTAGATTCATATGATAAATAAGATTCTCGATGTAAATTACTAAGATTATTAAATTTGATTAACAGTTTATATTTAGTCATTAATTTAAAGCAATTAGGGAATATTTAACAAATAAATCAATTTTTTTTATTATTAATAAAAAAAAATTGATTTATAGACTTATTATCCATATGATGCATAATATATAATGCCTCGACAAAAGAAACAAGTTATGACTGAGACTACGAAAAATGATACTACTAATATTGAAACAACTAATATTGATAAACAATTAGTTGAAGCAAAGGTCAACTTTTTAAATTTAACAAACGAGATTGCGAAACTTAATAGTAAAGTTAGTGGTCTAGAAAAACAACGAGATGACGTAATATCACAAATGGTTAAATTAATGGAACAAATTGAAGAACCATTAGCTAATAACCCAAAAACCGTAGCTAAAAAGACTTTAAAACCACCACCTAAACAAACTACTACAGTAGCTCATATTACAGAAGATAAGACTAATGACAATATTGAAGTTGTTGAACAAACAAAAACTAAAAAACAAGTTACTAAAAAAACACTAGTAAACAAAACACCAGTAAACAAAACACCAGTAAACAAAACACCAGTAAACGAAACACTAGTAAACAAAACACCAGTAAACGAAAAACCTGCAAAAAAAGCACAAACCAAAAAAGAAACAGTTAAGCAACAACCGAATAAAAATGAAGCAGCTAAAACACTTAAAATCGACACGAATACGATTGATGTTGAATCAGAAGATGAGTTTACATCAGAAAGTAGTGCCTCGGATTCTGACAGTGGTTCTGACGAGAGTGAACTAGATAGTATTTCAAGTAGTTCAGCTAATAATTCAACATCAGAGTCAGAATCTGAAAATGAAGATTAATACAATCAGGATTGAATAAAAGCAATCGAGATTGCATTGGTATATGTGACAACTGCTGTTAACAATGCCAGACTTGCATCGCTTGTCTCGATTATTAGCGATATAATCGCCTAAAGTTTTAATGAAAATTAAAACGTAGATTAATACATATATGTTTCCTACTTCAATGGATTATGATGTTTTAGTTAAAACATTATTAATAGGAGATGCTGGTGTAGGCAAGTCTACATTCTGTACCAAATTAACAACAGATGATTATGTATATTCATATAGTTCAACAATAGGCGTAGATTTTTTTATAAAATATATAGATATTTTTAATAAAGTTTTCAAGTTACAGATTTGGGATACAGCTGGTCAAGAAAAATTTCAATCTATAGTATCATCTTATTACCGAAACAGTAGTTTAGTTATTATTATGATTGATGTAAATAAACCAGAATGTATAAATAATCTTTCTAAATGGTTAGACAAAGTCAATATGTATTGCACATCCGATGTTAAAAAAATAATTATCGGTAATAAAGCTGATCTAGAAATTAAAATTGATTTAACAAAATTAAATAATATATTGAAACATACTAAAATACCATATATGCAAATAAGTGTAAAGGATGATAAAAATTTTAATGAATTAATACAACTTATTCATAATAAAATATGTGATTTGCCATTAAATTATTATGAATTTGAAACAATCGAATTAGGACAAGAACAACCTAATAAAAAAAAGTTATTTGGTTGTTGTAATATTCTTTAATTATTATCTTTAGTGTAATACATTTGGGATGCATTATTTTTATTAATTTCATTCATATGTAGTAAATATAAGATTATAATAAATAATGAAAATATACAATATATCTGTAGAAAAAAATCAATGTTGTTTTGATTACAATTGGTAAATTCTTTTTTTTTATTTAACATATTAATATGATATAGATATATATATGTCTATATATGTGCATCATTGCTATTTTTATTAAAAATATTGATAAATTTAATTAAAAATATAAAGTCATATACTTTTAATTAAATGCCTAAGAATATCGAAAAAAAAATTAATAGAGTTCTTCAAAAGTATTGGGGTTATGATTCATTAAAAGATAAACAAATCGAAATAATTACTAATTATATTAATGGTAAAGATGTAATCGGATTATTACCAACTGGTTATGGTAAATCAATGTGCTATCTAATTCCACCATTAGTTACCAAAAAAGTAATCTTTGTTATATCCCCACTTATATCTTTGATGGAAGATCAAAAAGAAAAATTAGTTGAAATGAATATTCCTGTAGCTGCCTTACATGGCAATAATTTTAATAAAGATAGGGAAATTTTTGAAATTATTGATGGTGAAATAAAAATAGTTTACATGTCACCCGAATTTCTAATTAAAGGAGATGGAATGGAATTAGCACAAACATTAGTAAATGATAATATGTTGGGATTTTTAGCAGTAGATGAAAGTCATTGTATTAGTGTATGGGGACATGATTTTAGAAATGAATATTTAAAAATAAACAGATTCCGTAAAAAATTTCCCACAATACCATTATTAGCTGTTACTGCAACTGCTACTTTTCAGGTAGTTCAAGAAATAGCAGAGTATTTAGAATTAAGAGACCCATTATTAGTTCGAGCTAATTTTGATAGACCAAATTTATATTTAAAATGTATCGAAGTTAAAAATATTAATCCAGATGTGATTGAACCATGGTTAAAAAAATATCGTAATAGTAAAATTATTATATATACCAATAGTCGAAAATCATGTGTCGAATTAGCTAATGCAATTAATAAAACACATGGTAAGATATCACTTGCGTATCATGCTGGTATGTCTAAGGGTATGCGTTATAAAATCCAAACTAGTTTTAGTAATGGTGAAACAAATATAATTATCAGCACTATTGCATTTGGTATGGGAATTGATCAAATTGTTCGATGTGTATTAATATTTGGGGCTCCTTCATCAATTGAAGAATATTACCAACAAATAGGACGAGCAGGACGTGATAAAGACAAAGCTGAAACTATTTTATTTTTCCAATACAAAAATGTTATTATTGGGAAAAGTATGTGTGGTAAAAATACAGACATGTCTAAACAAATAATTCAAAATAAAAAAAAAGGATTAGATACGATGGCAAGATATTTTTATCTTAATACATGCCGTCGCCGTTTTATTCTAGAATATTTTGGTCAAGTACCTAAATTTTTCTGTTGTAACAATTGTGATAATTGCTGTGAAAGAGAATTAGTTGATTATACAGATAAAATTAAACAAGTTATATTCCATCAAAAGACATGGGAAAAAACTTTTAATCAAGAAGAATTATTAGTACTAGAAAACTCTAATTTAGTTAAAAAATATAATAATACCTACACAATGTTAGAGCCATTAACAAAATGGAAAAAAGTATTAACAGTTAATAAAAAAATTGTTAATACTCCGGATAAATATAAAATTAAATTAAGATAATATTAATGCTAATATTAAAAATTATTCTATATATTTAATGTCAGAAGAATCCGTTATGAATTCTAATAGTTTAGTAATGTTAGGTAAAATAATAAGTGTTGAATATAAATATGCATAGTTTTAAAAAATGGTAAATAATAGTATTAATTATGACAATTATGATCACATAAATAAATTTCACTACAATTATTATTATAATAATCAATTATAGTTTGTTCCCAATCTGCATGAAATGATATATTTAAATATTTAATACGTTCCATTAATATAGGAAATGGTTTACATATTTCTGTAAGGTATGTTTTGAAAGCAGTAATTATATCATCTATTGACATTTGATTAATTATTTCACCCGATGCCGTTAAATGCGCAACAGGTAAATTAAGTTCTACTCCCCAAAAAGGTTCCATCGTACCAGTTGTAGATAATTTAATAGGAACGAAAATCAAATCATTTGTAGTTTCGATTACTTTATCTTCAGGGTTATTAATTGGGTCCATTAATATATGTGCCTTTATTATTATATAATCAATTAACAAATCAATTTTTATTAAAGATAGAAAAATTGATTTGGGGAAAGAAAAGCAATCTCGATTGCTTTTTTTCTTTTCTTTCCAAAGCAATCTCGATTGCACTTATTAACCATTATTATATTATTACAATCAAGATTGTAATAATATAAATGTCATAAAAGCAACGCTTTTATTATTAATAAAAATTGATTTGTTAATTATTTAAAGACAAAATTACTTATCAATTAACAAATCATAGTTCCTTTAAGGAAAATATGCTAGTGTGGCCGAGTGGTTAAGGCGGTGGACTTAAGCTCCACTGGATGTTATGTCCGCGCAGGTTCGAACCCTGTCACTAGCAACTGCCCTCGTGGCGCAATCGGATAGCGCACCAGCCTTCTAAGCTGGGGGTTGTGGGTTCGAGTCCCACCGAGGGCTTTTTACTTTCTAACAGCAATGTAATTGATATAATAAACAGAAAGTAGCAACACGCTCCGTTAACTCAGTTGGTAGAGTGCGGTGCTTATAACGCCGAAGTCATGGGTTCGATCCCCATACGGAGCATTATTTAGTTCCTTTGAGGAAAAATAACTTTAAAGTAAAATGGTTCCATAGCTCAGTTGGTTTAGAGCATTCGACTGTTAATCGAAAGGTCGCAGGTTCGATCCCTGCTGGAACCGATTCTTCCTGGTTCAAATCAGGATAAAGAGAATGCCTTCTTAGCTCAGTCGGTAGAGCATTAGGCTTTTAACCTAAGGGTCACGGGTTCGAGCCCCGTAGAAGGCTGTTGTCCTCAACATGACTAGAAACTGTTTAATGTTCTGTTAAAGAAAAGCGAATATATATAAGGATTAAATATCTTATATACGAAGCGTCTCGGTAAAAGACTATAACTATTCCATCGTCTCATAAAGAGAATAAGACATTCATTATTTCAATTTATCAAAAAAAATTGAAAAATTAAAATATTGAGCCCAAAGTTTAAATATAGTGTTCTCGAACAGCGAATGTAATTTTATAATTACAAACCGAGAACAGCACCCGACGCATTATTCCCTAACAGCTAATTACCTTGCCTTTTTTTGCAGGTAGTGTCGGTTCGAATCCGGCCGCATCCTTTGGATGTGTAGTTAAATGGTAGAACGCCTTTCAACAGGGGATAGCACCCAACGCTTTTGAGTAACAGCGATTATTTAAAATTTTTTAAATAAAAACACTCATACGCAACATACGCAAATATAGTGTTCTCGAACAGCGAATGTAATTTTATAATTACAAACCGAGAACAGCACCCGACGCATTTATTCTATTAACAGCAATTAAAAAACTTAATTTTTATTTAACTAAAAACAGATAGCAACACACGCTTTATTTAATAATTTATTTATAAAAATTGATTATTAAATAGTAATTAAAGTTATATTTTATTTATTAATAATGGCAAACTCATTTAATAGTATTCCACAAACAACCAGTTTGTTTACTAATCTTTATCAACAGGCAACACAACAAGTTAATCCATTTGGGGGTTATACAAATCCCCCAGTAACGCAATCTATGACTCCGTCTATTCCTCCACCAGTACAGTCGGTTAATCCACCCTTTGCACCAATACCAAAAGAATCACAAAAAAAATATACAGTTCCTCAACCAAAATATATAAAGACTAATGGGAATAATGAACAAGTGGTAAATGACTTTATTAACACATACTTTAAATATTTACAAGAGAATCTCCAAGTATTAATAGACCAAAAAACTATTAGAGAATATACAGTATTGAGATATTGTAATAAAGACTATCAGCAGAATGAGCTGCTCCAATTACTAGATCAATTAAAAAATCATAGTTACACCGTTAAGAAAAGTGATTATGTGAATTCAGGTTCACGTCGGATCGATATTAATCTATTAGGCATGATAGATAATAAATATCCATTTGCACAGAGTTTCATTCTATGTCATGAGAATAATAGCTGGTATATTAAAAATTCTATATTAATTCATGCATAATAAAAGTATAAATATTTTTTTATCTTTACATATTATATCTCAAATATAATATATGAAGATCCATACATATACTTTACAAGGAAAACGAGAATCAAATGAAGATCAGCATTTTAATATTATAAATATAGATAATAAGAATAAGAAATTACATCCAATTAATTTTATTGGAGTTTTTGATGGACATGGTGGAAAATTAGTATCAAAATATTTAAAAGATACTTTACCTAAATATATTTTAAAAAAAACACCTATTAATATTTATCAAGAAAAAAATTTAGTAGTATCAAGATTTTTTGGTAAGTTATATGATAAAGTACAAATGAAATTAAAAAAAGAACATCCAATAGCAGCTAAACGATGTGGTTCAACTGCATTATGTGGTGTTCATTATATCGATCGAAATAATAATCCCATGTTATGGATGGTTAATGTTGGCGATTCACGGGCAATCTTATGTAATCATAAAGGTTTAACTGTTCCTTTAACAAAAGATCATAAACCTAATTCAACTACAGAACGGTCACGTATTGAAAAATTAGGCGGTAAGATTAAATTTGATGGCGCTGATTGGCGTATCAAAGATCTTTCATTATCTAGAGCATTTGGAGATATTGATACATATCCATATGTTACTCATAAACCAGAAGTATATCGTGTAAGATTAAATAAAAAAGATAAATTTATTATATTTGCATGTGATGGGTTATGGGATGTTATTGCAAACCATAATGCTACCAAATATGTAAATAATTTATTAAAAAATAAATATACAGGTAATATTGCAAAAAAATTAGCTGAACATGCAATTAACCAAGGGTCTTATGATAATGTAACTGTATCTATACTTTTCTTGTCCTAAAAAGGTAGTCTGTTAAACAGAATGTTCCATAATTATATATGTTTAAACAATTTTTAAAGGAATCCATTTTTTGAACTCGTTATTGTAAATACAATTAAATTTAACTGGTTCGGTATCTTTAATATTTTCATAACAATAAGCTGAAATTTTTAAACTTGGTATATGAGCTATACCTACTTTAGTGTTATCGATTTCGTAAATATTATAGACATCAGATATATTAGTTTTTTCTATTAAGAGATTTTTCCTTTGCCCTTCTTTTTCATAAGAGTATATTCTCTCTTTTAGAAAAGTAGCTAATTCTTTAATCATATTATAAGCATCACCACTAATACTATTGTTACTTGATTCAATTTGTATTTTATCCTTTTTCTTGTTAATATATATAATCGATACACCGGATATTTTAGGATAAAATATTAGTCCATGAATTTCAAGAGAACATGCTGGAATCACTTGATTAACAAGATGGTCTAATTTGTCATATTTGTATAACTTGTTAATTTTAAAGTCAAAATTTTTACATGCATTTTTTTCAAACTGATTATCAATTATACCATTCAAATATAACATTTTATCATTCATTTCCATATCATGAATATTATTACCCATTAATTTATAACAATCTTTAATTAACATAAAGTATTTATTTTCTTTATTTCTAATTAATTTACAATCAAATATAGAACCTCTGAAAATACTTTGTGATGTCAATACTTTTAACTTGTAAATAGTTGTTGTATTAATATCAACTTTATCTCGATGATAAGATAGTTTTTTTTTATCAATCGCAACACAATATTGGATATTATTTATTTTAGTAAAAATTAAAAAATAATTATATCCCTTAAAATTAGGAGAGACATAATGTTTATTAGATTTCAAAAAATTTAATTGAGATATATTATCTAATATATTATATCGAAATTTTGATAAACTTATAGAATTAAACAAGTAATCAATGATCTTGTTTTTGATATCAAGATCATTAATTATAAATGCATCACATGAACCTATTTTATTATTTCTACTCATTAATAAAATATACTAATAAGTTTTTATATTGTTTTGATATCAATTTTTATTAATAATAAAAGCGTTGCTTTTATGACATTTATATTATTACGATGCTTGACTTGTAATAATGGTTAATAAGTACAAGTCAAGCATTGCTTTTATGACATTTAATATAAAGCGCCAAATATTTTACCAGAATATGGTTGTATAGTTTGATTAGCATCGGGAAATTCGGTTGCATTAAAAGATCTATCGATTGTAAAATTATTATTTATATCAAAATTTTTATCATAAGATGTAAATACTGGATTATAGTATTTTTCAAGTTCTTTGTTTTCTTGTTCTAAATAGTCACTCTGAATATTATTTAATTGTTCATTAGATATATTAGCGTCTAATTGAATTTTGCCTTGATCAATTATTTGTCCTATAGATTTATCTTCAAACTTTATATTTTTGTAATCTGGTCTAACAATATAGTCATTAGAACTTTTATTAAATAGAACAGTTTGTTTATTTACTCTTTCATGATAAGATAATTCTACCTTTTCAGACTGTTCTTGTGCAAGTTCTTTTATCATATTTATTGTATCTGTATCATCTAATGGAACTTCTACTTTTCTAGGGTCAACTGTATTTTCCAATTTTTCTAAATTTTTATTGGATGTTGATTCGAATGTGTTATTGATAACATTAAAAACGTGTCCAATATTATTATTCGCATCATTCGTCATATTTTCTTTACTAATATTCTGTGGAACGATACTAGAATTATTTACAGTATATTTATAAATTATTACAAAAATAATAGTAAATAATGTAATTATTAATAATTCATTATCCATATATTAATAATTAGATTATTTTATTTTTTACAAGATTTGAATATATTTATTTTATTAGCTAAAGATAAACAAGCTTTTTTTACCTTGGGTTTAAGCATAACTAATTTAACTATCATGCTTACCATTCTTTTAAAAGATTCTTCTTGATCATCGGGAATAACATCAAAACGTTCAAGTAAATAGTTAATAAATTCTTCTAATACCTCAGGTAATTCATTATATGTTAAATTAAAACTGCCTAAATTATTTGAACACTCTATGACAAGTAGAACAATATCCGGAATATCAGTAGTATCTACTTTGCCATCTTGCATTATCTCTTTAATTCTTGACTCGATATTATTTAAGAATTTATCATCGTCAATTAAAGCTCGGACAATTGTTGATATTGGGTTTGGTGTTGCACTTACAGGTTCAACAGGTTCAACAGGTTCAACAGGTTCAACAGGTTCAACAGGTTCAACAGGTTCAACAGGTTCAACAGGTTCAACAGGTTCAACAGGTTCAACAGGTTCTACGTTAACGGTTTCTACGTTAACGAGTTCTACGTTAACGAGTTCTACAAATTCTACGTTAACAGGTTCTACGTTTGCTACATTATTAGGACTTTCCATTAATATAACTACGAAAATAAATATTGATTTTTGTTATAAATAAATATTATATTATTAATTAAGATACATGAAACTAATAAAAAATCTCAACTCAAGCGAGGATCCATTTAATTTCGCTAACAATTTATCAGTAGAACAATTAGAAGAGTTAATTTTATATACTTCTGACAAGTATTATAACGAAAAACCTGTTATATCAGACGCACGATGGGATATATTAGTAGATTTTTTAAGACTAAAAAATCCTAAAAGTAAAGTTTTAAAAGAAGTTGGTAGTTCAATTAAATCAAAAGATAAAGTTAAATTACCTTATTTTTTAGGTAGTATGGCTAAGATTAAACCAAGTTCAAATAAATTAAAACCATGGAAACAAAAATATCCAGGTAAATATATCCTAAGTGACAAGTTAGATGGTGTGTCAGGTTTACTAGTATATACATTTGATAAAGAAATTAAATTATATACTAGAGGCACATCAACCTATGGTATGGATATATCACCAATAATTAAATATTTACCTAATATTCCAACTTATGGTACAGTTGAAAAATATTGTTCGGATAGAAAAATTAAAGGAGCTAAGAATTTAATAGCTTTTCGAGGAGAACTAATTATTTCTAAAAAAATCTTTGCAAGAAATTGGCAAGATAAAATGAAAAATACTAGAAATACTGTGTCTGGACTAGTTAATAGTAAAAATATAAATCCAAAATTAGCAGGTGATACGCGTCTAGTAATGTATGAAGTAGTTGACCCAATTTATAAAATAACCAAACAATATGATATTATTAAAGAATTACATTATAATCGTGTTCATCATAAAAAAGTATCTGATATTAGTTTCGAGTATTTATCACAATACTTGATTAAAAGAAAAGCGAATTCAAAATATGATATTGATGGTATTATAGTAACGAATAATAATGTTCATCAAAGGACAGAAACTAAATATCCAGATTATGCATTTGCTTTTAAAGATATATTAGAAGAACAAAAAGCAACCAGTACTATAGTAGATATTGAATGGAATAAATCAAAAGATGGATATATAAATCCAACTATTATTATTGAGCCAGTTAAAATTTGTGGAGTTACTATTCAAAGAGTAACAGCTAATAATGCAAAGTTTGTCCAAGATAATATGCTAGGTAAGGGTGCAGTAATAGAAATTATTAGAAGTGGAGATGTAATACCAAAAATTGAACGGATTATAAAAAAAGCCGAACAAGCAGATTTACCAACTGGTAATTATAAATGGACTAAATCAGGTGTAGATATTATATCAACAGATTTATCTTGTCGTGAAATCATAGTTAAAAATATATATTACTTTTTCTCTACCTTAAATACTAAAGGTATGGGGGAAAGAATAGTAGAAAAGTTATATGATGGAGGAGTTGATTCAATTGAAAAAGTATTAAAATTATCAAAAGATGATATACTATCTAATTCACAAATTACAGGATTTAAAGAAAAATCTGCAGAAAATCTAATAAATGCAATTAAGAAGGGAACTACTAATATTACATTAGCTCATCTAATGCAAGCATCAAATAAATTAGGACATGGGATGGGATTGGAAAGAGCGAAATCTGTATTGGCTAAATATCCAGACATTTTAAGTAAATACCAATCATGGACAAGGGCAGAATTTATTTTGTATTTAAAAACACTTGATGGTTGGGAAGATAAAACAAGCACAATGTTTGTTACAAATTTTCCTGATTTTATAAAATTTTATAATAATATTAAAAAATATATTAGTATTATTGAACCAAAAGTAGTATATGAAACCGGAAAGTTTAAAGATAAAAAAATCGTTCTGTCTGGTTTTCGTGATAAAGAATTAGTAGAATATTTAGAATTAGAAGGAGCAATTATTGCAAATTCTATTTCTAAGAATACAGATATTTTAATTATTAAAGACGAATCTGTTGCCAATACATCTAAAGTTCAAAAAGCAAAAGAACTTGGTATTATGATTAAAGTAAGAAATGATTTTTAATTTATATATTTATTTTTTAACTATACTATCTAATGACGGGTATTTAATAAATAACTCTGGATAAGGAGTTAAAGTATATACAATAAATACTCCAATATATAAATAAAGTAAAAACAAAAAATTATCCATTATATAATAATATAGATAATTATTCGAAACTAGTAGGTTCAAACTCAGCTGTTTCGTATCCATCCGGCTGGTTGTCAGTCTGTTCGTTGTTAACCGATTCATTGACAACCGGTTCGCAGCAAGCTGGCATAAAATCACTATCATCCAAGACTTCATATCCATTACATTTGGGATTTGGATAATAATTTGGTCCTGATGTGGTTTGTGATTGACTTTCATTCCGTTCTAGGTCAGTAAAGCCTTCATATGCATTTTCATATACTCGGGTCATTCCTTGGCTACACATTCGCATAACATTACGAGCTCCAACATCTGAATAATGATAGTTCATACATGATGTTGGATTGATGCCCATTTGTGTGCCCACGGCAATACTATCGAAATTCGTGCCCAAAAACATAAAGGTCCATTTCCAAACATCTTGATGTTCAGTCACTAGTTCTTTTAGTTTTTCGTAACCAGTTGGTCCTTCAAAAGGTGCATCAGTTTCATCGCGATTTTGTAGGTAATCAATAGTTTGTTCACCATCTGATACAAGAATAAAAATGACCTTACCTGGTCGACGTTCGGTCATAGCAGCTAGTTTAGCACCAACATAACGAACATGTCGGGCAAATGCGGGGACCAACGCTGTCATCCCATCTGGATGCAAATCCTCTTTTGTGATTGTAATATCTTTACCATCAACTCCATCAGAAAAGAGTTGATATGAATTAGAGAATCTTGCTCCAAAAAAGACAACACTTCGATTATCATCATTTTGTTCTCTAATCATCTTAGTTACACCTTGCGCAAGTTCTTTCGTATCAAGCTGACACATTGAACCCGAAGTATCACCTAAAAAAGCGACACATGTCCAATCGGCGTCTAAAGGTACATTTGTATTATTTTCAGCCTCTACATTAGATGACATTCTATCATATATTATTGCATCCTAATATCATATAATTATTTCAATTTTTGTTTTTATGCAATCACGATTGCATAAAAGCGTTGCTTTTATAACATTTATATAATTAACATAAAGGTTATATGATACTAAATATTATATAAATAATTATGAATTCTATCAAGTTACGTGAATTAAAAGCCAACCCGCAATATCAGATGTTAAGTATCGATCTGATAAATGAAATAAATGATTTGTTTGCTTTATCAAATATTAGGACAAAGAAACGTACTGGTAAACAATCAAATAATATCTTAAAAAATAATAAATTTCAAATAAATAAAAATAAGATAGAAAATCGTTTAATACTTATTCTTAACAAAGTATCAAATGATAATGTAAAACAATTAATAATAGAATATTTAGCCACTATTAATATTAAAGATATCGATGAATATGAAATAATTCAAAAAGAAATGTATTGTAAACTAATAAAAGATATTAATTTTATTGATAATTATTTTATTTTTATGAAAAATATTTTTCAAATCAATAAAAGTAAATTAAATATAATGCCAAATTACTTTATTCAAATTTTAGAATATAAAATAAAACATGATTATAACAATAATGATTCCAATAGTATTGATTTACCAGATAAATTTAGTTTTTTACATGAATTTACTACTGAACAAGATAGAATAAATAATTTAAAAATACTAAAATATTTTATTAATAATGATTTTTTTTATAAATCATTAGATAACGATATAGGAGATATAATTATTAAACAAAATAGATATATTCCCGATATTTATATATGGTTTAATAATACATGTATAGATAATTATTATGATTTAATTAAACAACATATTAAAGTATGTCAATCTAAAAATAATTTGCGAAATAAGATTTTATTAGAAAGTTTAATAAATGAAAAATTAGAAGATAATACCAATATTGATTGCACATTCGATAATATTAGTTATGACGAAGAAACTGATAGTACGATAGATAGTACGATAGATAGTACGATAGATAGTACGATAGATAGTACGATAGATAGTAATCAAGATACCTTTACAATTCAGGTTCAAAATATACTAGATGAATATTTATATATAAGATCAATCGAGGAAATTATAGAATTTGTTAAAGGTGAATGTCCAACAGCCCTTGATAAAAATATGTTTTGTAAAATAGTTTTAATATATTATTTTAATAATACTGATACCTTACCAGACGATTTTATAAATTTATTGGACACCTTGATAAAAAAAAGGATATTATATAAGAGTAATCTAAGTCGAGGCTTGATTAATTTTACTGATAATACTAATATTTCAAATGAAAATAAAATAAAAAAATTACTTTTATATTTAAAATCAAATAACATAACAAAGAATATCGAACATATTTTTAAAAAATATAATATTAAATTATATTATTCAGTTAAATAATAACATGTATATATTAGAAACACATCCATATAATTGTAATAAAGTATCTACTCCATAATTAACCCTAATGTAACTAGTACTAATAATTTGATATAATTTTAATCGTGTGCTTTCATCAAGCATAGTAAATTCATCACTTTGAATATAATTCATAAAAGTTAATAAAATATCATTTGGACTATAACCAATATTATACAAGTTTGTTATAGTATTAAGTGATTTTGCAATATTTTTATCTCTACAATGTTCTATTATTTTCTTAATATATTCTAATTTTGGTATATCAATAATTTCATTAACTGTATCTACATCTACTTTTCTATTAGTATATAATATACATTCTAAATTGTTGATACATTGTCTAATATCATAATTAGAAAAAGCAATTAATCTACTTATACCATCATTAGTATAATCAATAGATTCATTTTCACATATTTCTATTATTTTAACTTTTAGTTTTTTTCTTGATATTCTTGGAAAAGTAATTATCATACACCTAGATTGAATAGATTCATTTATTTTAAAAGAGTCATTACATATAAATATAAAACGCGTGTTCTTACTATATTCAGCGATAATATTATTCAATAAATTTTGTGCTTTTTGTGTAATACTATCGGCTTCATCTAAGATAACTAATTTATTATAATTAGATTTTTTCTTACAAAATGGTTGAATGGTGGATGAAATCATAGTTAAACCGCGATCATCGGATGCATTTAATTCTAATACATTATTTTCATAGTCATTACGATATATTTTTTTAGCCATACATAAAATAGTAGAAGTTTTACCTGTACTGGGTTCTCCTGTAATTATTATATTTGGAAGTTGTTTAGATTTCAATATATTCTTTAATTTGGTTCTTAATAAATCCTCTAATATAATATCATTAAAATTTTTAGGACGATATCTTTCTATTAGAGGTAGATTAATAGCACGATAATATGATACATCTGTGTTTTTGTTTTTAATAAATAATTTATCCATTATTATAGATTATTTATTAAATGTCTAAATAAGTTAAATTTCAATGTTTTCAGTTTCGTTTATTAAACAATTGTCAAAGACATCCTGGATTGTTTTAATTGTTTCAACCTTAAAATCATCACTTTCTGGTGATATACCTTCTTGTCGAAGTATTTCTAGATCTTCCATGTTTTCATGTGGGATTAGTGCTTTCTTAACACCAGATTTTTTAGCACCTGATAATTTAGCATATACACCACCAATTGCTGTTACATTTTTCCATAAATCAATCTCTCCTGTTAATGCAACTGTGTTATTTACTTTTTTATTTGCTAAAACAGAATAAATCGCTAATGTCATGGCAGCACCAGCAGAAGGACCGTCTTTTTTAGTTGCAGCATCAGGTGTATGAATATGTAAACCGAAATTCTTTTTATTAGCTCCAGCTTCTAGTATAGTTTCTTGTTCTTCTTTTGTTAGTAAACTATAAGCAATACGTAGAGCATATTCAGCAGATTCTTTCATAACATCACCTTGTTGTCCAGTTAATGTCAAGTCTAACATTTTTTCACTTGGATATTTCATTACTTGGATAACAGTTAATCCACCAATACCGGTTGTTGTAGCATATAAACCATTCACTAATCCAACTTCGGGTTCTATATTTATTTTTTTTATTCTCATTTTTGGTTTATTTTGGAATAATTCACTAACATATTCTTCTGATACATTATATGGTAATATAATATCTGAATCATGAAACATCTTGAGATTAATATCTCTTATAATTTCTATTAGTTTTTCTTTAATCTTGCGAACTCCGGCCTCATTGGTATATGTATTAATTATAAATTCAATAATTTCCGTACTAAAAATAATTTCATTCTTGCAAAATCCAGTATCTTTTAATACTTCGGGAAGCATATAATCCTTGACGATATTGATTTTTTCTTCAATATTATAGGCTTTAACTTCTATTGTTGTTATTCTATCTCTTAAAATTGGGTCTAGTAGTGATATATCATTAAAAGAAAATATGATAAGAGCTTTAGATAAATCAAGAGGAACTCCTGAAAAATATTTATCTTCGAAAGAATCATTTTGTGTAGCATCAGTTAAATGAGTTAATATTGAAATAATTTCTTTACCATGTTCAGTTTTACTAACTTTATCTATTTCATCAATAAATATAATTGGATTCATGCATTCAGATTGCATTAGACCATCAACTATTCTACCCCATGTTGACCCAACATATGTATAATTATGACCTACTAAAGTCGAACCATTAACTGAACCCCCAATAGGTAGAAAAACGAATGGACGTGATTTATCATTGTTATCAATTAAACATTTACTAAGACCATTTTTAGCCAAAGACGTTTTGCCTGTACCAGGTGGGCCTAACAAACCCAATATAGCTCCTTTAGATTCTCCATTTATCCATTGTGCAAAAATTCTTTCAAGTTGAGTTTTTGCTTCTTTATGTCCATAAACCGCCTCGTTTAATTTATTACGAACCTTTACTATATAATCTGCTTTTTCTTTATTATAATCTTTCCATTCAAGAATCAAATTATTATCTATATTAGTATTATTTTGTATAAAATTACTTATTTGAGTATTAGAGAATAAATGATCATCGGGACAGAGATGTTTTATTTTTTCAATAAAGTAAGATTTAAAATTCATTATATTATTCTCTTTATATATACCAAATGGGATTTCTAATAATCCATCTAACCATGATTCGGCTTTACTATCTCCTTGCATGTTATTTTTGAGTGATTTTAATTTCTCAATTGCTTTACCTTTGATATTATCATTAGTATTCATTAAATTAATTCTTTTTTCATAAGAGATATCTGAACTCATTATTTTATATAAGTTTTCTTCATCTGTTGTTATATTCTTATGTGCATTTTCTAATTTTATTTTATTTAAATAATGTAATGAATTATAAATTTCACCTGATATGCCTTTTTTATCCTTCATTTTAAGCACATCATATAAAATAAATGCTATCTTATTATCAGTGTCATTCCCCAAAAGTAACATATTTAAAATTTCAAGCTTTCGGTGTTTACTAGCTAAAAGAAATTCATTTACTAGTGATTTGAGAGATTTACCTTTCATTAATTTATATTCATTATATTTTTTCTTAATAATTAGGCCTAATTCGGATTCTGTACATACTAAAATATCTCGAAGTGTTAAAACGTTTAGAAAATTAGTTTTATAACCTTTTGGTACTGTTATTATATCATAATTAAAATATGTTTTGATATTTTGAATCATGCCTTTTATAAAATCATGACTTTTATAAATATCAAGTATATCATCTCGAATAATACCTTGAATAATAAAAATACGTTCTTGTATTCTAATATATATATTAAGTCCGTGTTTTTCTTCAATTAAAGAAACTGAATTATAATTTTTGGTTAGTTTAATATTATCTCGTGTATTATCAAAAATACACAATGATTCCATATGATTATAATTTATTACTCGATTTGGTTTATTTGATTTTTTATCTTTAATAACTATTTCTGTTAGATTTTTTAAAAATCCAGGTAAACTTATATCTCCGATAATAACTGATGAAGTATTATTCTTTTTATTATCCAACAATGTTTCAATTAATTCTTTTGAAATAATATCACGTTTTTGTGTATCATCTTCAATATACTCAACTGTATTATTATGATAACATGAATCCCATATACAGATCGGATTGAATATTCTATGTAATACTGTTAATCTATCCATATCATTTTTTGTAATATTATTATTAATTATATCTTCTCCAATAAACAATTCAAGCATTAAATTTAATTTATCTGTAGAAACATGATTCATATATTTAATTATTAACATTTGAATTTCACATAGGGAACAGCTTATATCATCAATACTGGTATCTCTAAGGTATGAAATAGTTAATTTATTTGGTAATTTATCTAATTTTTTTTTGATTTTTGTTAATTCTTTTAATAAAATTATATATCCTTTATCAACATTATCATATATTTTTAAATTATTTAATATTTGTAAATTAGATGTCATACTAACTAAACATTCTTTAAAAAATATAATTTTTTTGGATAATACTTTTAATTCTTGTTGTATAAAACGAAAATTACGCTGAAATTCAACTAAACCTTTTAATTTTTTATGATCCATATAATAATATTAATATTTAAATTTTAAATATATTAACTAAACAATTCTTTACCGATTAGGAGATATAGGTTTTTATTAATACTTAGATCAAAGGTAAGAACTTTATTTGTCTTTTCATCTAAAGGTATATCTAATGATAAAATAATAACCTTCTCGTTATTTTCATCGCTGTCAACAGTAATATTTAATAAGGGTTGATTATCCATGTACTTTTTCTTATTTTTCTTATTTTTCTTATTTTTCTTATTTTTTTTAGTATTTTTAGTACTATTAGCATCTAATGTGGCAATTATATCTTCATCCGAATAATCATCCAAGTAAAATTTTTTAGACATTTTTATCTATAATAACTTAGTTAATATTCTATAATTTGAATAATCGCAATCCTACATCACATAGTTAACAAAAATAAAAATTGATATATAAACTGATAGCAATATAATAATTACTTGGATAATATGACTACAGATATACAAAATTATTTACATATACAACCAATTCTTAATATCGGTATGCTAGGAAGTGTATCTGATGGTAAATCAACTACTGTATTTCAACTTACCGGAACGAAAACACAAAAACATAGTTCGGAACAAATAAGAAACATTACCATTAAACCTGGATACGCTAATATGAAGATTTATCAAATTGATAACAAGTTAGTTTCGACTAATTCATCTAAAAAACTTGATGGTGAGTTAATTCATCATTTATCTTTTATAGATTGTCCTGGACATTATGAGTTAATTCTTACTATGTTAAGCAGTGTAGATTTAATGCAAGGTGCAATTGTTATCATATCAGCTGCAGAACCGATTGAAACAAAACCACAATTATTGCAACATTTACTAGCACTGAAAATTGCTAACTTTTCTAATATTATTATTTGCTTGAATAAATTAGATCTTGTATCAAAAGATGTTGCATTAAAACGTAAACTCGAATTAGATAAACTATTATTAAAACTAGAAATTAGACCCAAAGCAATTATACCTGTTTGTATGAATAAGAAATTAGGTATAGATTTCTTATTAGAAAATATACTAAAATATATGCCACCAAAAATAATTAATAATAATGAAACTCCGCAATTTAGAGTAACCAGGTCATTTGATATAAATAAAAAAAATATATCATTAGAAGATTTGAAAGGTGGTGTATTAGGTGGCAGTTTAATTAAAGGAATTTTAAAAGTTGGAGATATTATTGAAGTCAGACCTGGTTTAGTAAATAAATTACCCAATGGATCATTTAAATGCATTCCATTAAAAACAAAGATATTATCTCTACAATCTGATACTGAAAAAATGGATTCTATTATTTCAGGTGGTTTAATTGGAATTGGAACAAATATTGATCCATTTTATTGTAAAAATGATAATTTATCAGGTAGTGTTATTGGTTTGGAAAATCAATTACCAGATATATATATTACAATCCAATTAAAATATATATTGGTTGATTTTGATAAAGATATTAAGTGGGCTCCAAAAATAGATCAAGTAATTACAGTTCAAATTGCTACATTAGCAATTGCATCCCAAATAATAAAAACGAGTAATTTAAAAGGTGAAAATACAATAACTATTAGATTAAGTAAACCAGCGTGTATAGATAATAATATGATGATAATTATATCTACAAAATCTAATAAATCTATTAATATAGTAGGATATGGTTATTTAACACCAAATAATTTACCTCTAGTATTATAAAAAATTTGAAACATGATGTATTTAAAGATTAATTTATTATATTAATTTAATGGAAAATCAAACTTTATTACTTTCTAATTATATTAACAATTCGGATAATACTAATATCGACCAATTAAAACAAAACCTATTCAAGTTAGGTATTCTTACTAAAGATTATCATGAGGATAATATGATTTTACTGTATAACAAGTACGAATCACGAAATAAAGCACCTATTGAATTAGAATGTCGTTCAGTAATTATTAATAGAGAAACATTCGAAATAGTATGTTATACTTGTCCCACTCCTATTTATAATATGGATGCAGTTAATTATATGTTAAGGTATCCTTCTTCAACTAAAGAAATTTTCCAATGTTATGAAGGTTCATTACTTTCCTTATTTAATTATAATAGTAAATGGTATCTATCATCTCGAAGATGTTTAGATTCTGAGAATTCAATAGTAAATGAAGTGTCACATTATAAAATGTTTATGGATGTGCTTAACGAAGACGGTTATGCTACACTAAATGATTTTACTAAATACTTGGATATTCAATATAGTTATCATTTTGTTTTGATACATCATAGTAACCGCAATATTGTCAATTATGAAAAGTTATTTGGTAAAAATTATAAAAAATTATGTTTTATTTTTGCCCGAGAACAATCAACACAAAAGGAAATTAACTCTGAAGATATTGAGGCAACTATTGTTTCAGAGAATATTTTTCTACCAAAAAGGTTAGTAGACGAAACACCATTTGACCAAGTTAATCAATTATGTGATATGACAGATGAACCTACTGATGAAGGGATTGTAATAAAAATGAATAATATGATTTTAAAATTACAAAATATATCATATCAATTTTATCGATCCATTGGTCCAGAAAAAAATTTATATCGGGGTTTTATTAGCTTGTATCAAGCAAATAAATTATCAAATTATTTTGCAAATAATACAAATGCACTTAAATATAAAAAAATAGTAAATCCAACAAATTTAAATGAATCCTTTGATACTATTGGAACGATTGATGCTGTTTTTAAAGTATGTACATCTGAATTATATCATCTATTTAATATTTTGTGGGATAAAAATGGAACTCATTTAAATTCAGAATTATATAATATTTTATCCAAAGAATACAGGGATATTTTATTCCATCTAAGAGGTATCTTCTTTAAGAATAAGAAAAAATATGGTAGTAAAACTGATGACTTTTTTAGAATTAAAGATGTATATAACTATTTAAAATCAATCGATAGTAATGATTTTGAAAGTTTTATGCGTAGTCGTAAGTTAATGTTTAATCTATTACGAGTGGATAACGTAAATCCGAATCTAAAAGCATTTGCTAACTCGTTATATAAGAGCGATAAAGTATTTTACAAACTATCGGCAATTTATAGCAATAAATTATTTCCTGAAATAATGCCAGACGACCTACCCCCAGTTTAAAAAATGGTATACTTTAATGTCAAATAAATATGTGATTTATAAAGGTTCAGGAGGATTAATTCACATGTTAAATGGAATATCTTATTGTGCTGATTGGTGTATAAAAAATAATTACATTTTATTAATTGATGTAATTAATCATAAAGCTTTCCAACGAAAATTTAGTGATTATTTTTATTTAAATAATATTAGTTATATCGAAGATTATAATATATTACCAACTAATTTACCATGCTTTAAAAATTTATCTATTGATACAATTAAAAACAGCCAGCCTATTTTTAAGATAATAAATCGTTGTAGAAGTTATTGGATAAAAGATATAAATGTTAGCCAAGATTTAAATAATTATACAGATATATTAAAAGTATATTGTGGGTCTGGTGGTAATATGAATAACTTGACAACAAAATATATTAGAGTTAATAAAACTATAAAATTATCAAAATATATTAGATACAAAGAAGAGTATATAGGTGTTCATTTTAGAAATACAGATAGACGTAATTCAATAAAACTATTTATTAAAGAAATACAAAAATATGATATAAAAAAAATTTATTTAGCTACTGATGATTGTCATGCATTAAAAATATTCATAAAAGAACTACCTGAATATGAGTTAAGTACATATACTACGCCAATTGATGCGAATGGGAAATGTATTCATTTTAATCATAATGATCAAGATAAATTAATAACTAATCTTCTTATTGATATGTATGTTCTTTTAAAATGTAATGAGTTTATTCTATCTCCAAATTCTTTAATTTCAAAATTATTATTATATATGCGAAAGACAAATGAATCTATATTCAATATATAAAAATAAATAATTGATTTGGGGAAAGCGATGCTCGACTTGCACTTATTATAACAAAAACCTAAAGTTTTTGTTATAATAAAAATTGATATTTAGTTATAAAAAATAATTATAATATATTATAATGGAATCTATTAATAAAATAAGTGTTAAAAAATTATTATGGGATAAAGAGATAGTCAATTCTCGATTAGAGCTAAATATTCAAGGAAAGAATATTAATAATACTATTTTAAATACATTGAGACGGATAGGAACAACATACGTTCCTATTTATGCTTTTACCAATATAGATATAACTGAGAATACAAGTATTTTTAATAATAATTATTTAAAACTACGATTATCCAACCTACCTGTTTTTGGGATTGAAACAGATACTAATATTTTTGTGAAAGAAGAAATTCAAGTTAACAAAATCGATGATGTAACTTTAAATATGGATGATGTTGATATGAGAATCGATGATCAAGTCAATATTTCAACTTTGAAACAATTAACTATGTATTTAGAATATCATAATCAAACAACTAATATTGTAACAGTGGGAACAAACGATTGTAAATTTTATTTTCGTGAAAAACAAATTAAGACTCCATATCCAGTAAACATACCAATTGTAAAATTACAACCTGACCAAAAAATTAAACTGTCTGCTATAACTGGTTTAGGAATTGAAGAAGAATCATCTATTTTTTCACCAGTATCTATCTTTACTTTTAGAGAAAAAGAAAACAATAATTATGATTTAATTTTAGAATCTCGAGGACAAATTAATGAAAAAAAAATATTAGATATAATATATCATAATATCATTAATCAATTAGATAAATTTTATGAATCTATACCTAGTACTAAAGAATTAGAAGGTACAATGTCATTAGAAAATGCGGATCATACTTTAGGTAATATTATATCAAATGGATTACAATCTCATACATCAGTTGAATTTGGAGGTTATAATATGCCACATCCATTAGGTAATAATATTTTATTCCATTATAAATTAAAATCAAGTAATATTGAAAAGATTTTACAAGATATAGTTAATTACTACAAACAATTATTTACTAAATTAAATGTTGAAATACAAAATATGTGATCTCAATAGCATTGCTTTTATTCATTTGGAGTAATTTGATATCTTTTTAAAATAGGAATAAATACTGTAAATGTTTTTAATATTTTATTTTGTTCAGTGTCATTATATATAAGTTTTAAGAAAAGTTGTTTATCATCATTTAATTTAAGTAATAAATGAGGAAAATCTCCATCCTTATTACATAGAGAACCTTTATAATTATATTTTTGATCTCCCCATATTTCAATATCAATAGTTAATTTACTAACATTTTGAAATTGATTATTGGGTAAATTAATTGCTAGAAAATTAACTGTTTTATTTATTTTTTTACTTTTTCTATCCAATGTTTTTTCATCTATTATTTCTTCATATTCTACTACTTTTCTTTGGGTAAAAAAATAATCAATAATATTATCATGATTTACTTGATTAAGCCATTGAGAATTCGGGTCATAACCTTGAACTTGCGTCATTTATTACTAATAATATTAAATCCTTATACTAAAATATTGATAAAAACTATTATTAATACAATATAATCTAGATTACATTATATTAATAATGAAAGAAATACATTTATTTACCGATGGTTCAGCATTAAATAATCAAGTAAAAGGTTCGAGAAGTGGGGGTATTGGTGTTTTTTTTGGAGATGACGATAAGCGTAATATATCTATTTCATTAAAAGAATCTACTAAATATAAAGTAACTAATCAAGTAGCAGAATTAACTGCTTGTGTAAAAGGAATAGAAAAATTAATAGGAACCGAAATGATAGGAATAAAGCAAACTGTCATCTATACTGATTCAATGTATATTGTAAATTCAATGGCTTTATGGGCAAAAAATTGGGAAAAGAATAAATGGAAAAATTCTAATGGAAAAACGATCGAAAACAAAAAATTAATGACTACTTTATATTATTATTCTAAAAATTTAAATGTAATATATCGTCATGTCAAAGCACATAAAAAAGAACCACCTAAAGATTCACTAGATTACTATTATTGGTATGGAAATATGATGGCTGATAAATTAGCAACAAATGCTGCAAAACAAAAATAATTTACTTTTTAATCTATATTATATAATATATACTATCATATGAAAATATATATATATATTATACTTGAAATTGTTTTAATAGGATTTTTGTATAAAATAATTACAAAAGAACCAACTGAAGAACCAACTGAAGAACCAACTGAAGAACCAACTGAAGAACCAACTGAAGAACCAACTGAAGAACCAACTGAAGAACCAACTGAAGAACCAACTGAAGAACCAACTGAAGAACCAACTGAAGAACC